CGAAAGAGAACAACCATTTTTAGGCGCGGAGGATGTGTAATAGAACCCCGTAACTAAAACGGTAAACATCATATTGTCGGTGGATTAGGTCGATATTTAAAAAGGGTAAGGCACATCATGAAAACAGCTATTTGTATTGCTTCCGGGCCGTCTTTAACTTTAGAGGATGTTGAATATTGCCGTGGCAAGGGCAAAATCTATGCCGTTAAAGAGGTGGCGATGCTGGCCCCATGGTCGGATGTGCTCTATGCCGCAGATACCGATTGGTGGGTTAATAACGAAGACCGCTGGAGAGATTTTAAGGGCGAGAAATGGACTTGCTCAGATCGTGCGGCGCTGTTATTTACCCTTAACCACATTCACGGAAAAAGCGAAAAGAAATGGAGTCTTACGCAAGGCGAAATTGCCACAGGCGGCAATAGCGGATTCCAGGTCATAAATCTTGCAGCCTTGCAGGGGGCAGAGCAAATTATATTGCTAGGCTATGATTACGGCCATATTCCGGGTCTTCCTAAACATTGGTGGGATCAAGACTACCCGCGAGACAGCCGTTACAGCAATTATGCATCATGGAATAAAAGAATTATGGAGGCCGCGCCCTTGATCCAGATTCCGGTTTTTAACGCGTCCCGCGAGAGTGCTATCCGGTGCTTTCCCAAAATTAATTTGAGGAACATCATATAATGGGCCCGAATATACATCTTGTTCAACATAAGACGACTTCAAAATATTTTTGCCGGGCCTTCGCCGCTGGATCGGGAGGAAAGATTGTAACCGAATACACCCCCGGCCCTTGGGCGGGATTTGGCGCGCCACTTTTGATGAGTAATTTAAACAAAAATATAAAGGCTGGCCATGATTTTTATTTTGGGGATCATGCCTATTTTGGCCGCGGGGTTTTCTATCGCGTGACAAAGAACGCCTTCCAGCATGACGGGCGCGGGCCCCCTGATTATGATAGATTGAAGCCCTTCTATGAATCGGCAAAGCCTTGGGCAAAAGACGGCAAAAATGTAATACTCTGCACGCAGACTCAAAAATATTATAACCGCTTTGGCATTCCAGATTGGCAGCACCGGATGGAGAGAATATTGCGCGAATATACAGACCGCCCGATAATTATAAGAGCAAAAGGCACGGCGCGGCCATTGCAAGAGGATTTAAAAGACGCTCATTGCATTGTTTGCTGTACCTCTAATGTTGCCGTAGAATCCATCATGGAAGGCGTGCCAGTAATCACAACGGGCGATTGCGCGGCATCACGGATGGGGCTCCATGATCCCGCCAATGTTGAAAATCTGTTTTATCCAGATGATAGGATGGAATGGGCGGCATCGCTGGCGGCGAATCAATGGAATTTAAATGAAATTTCACAAGGAAAATGCTGGGAGGCAATAGAATGACATATTTTTGTGTGTTTGTCGGCGGGTGTATTGCCGGAGCATTTTTATCACTCATATTTCTAATGGATAACCCAGAAAGGCCAATAAAATGAAAAAATTTGATAAATGGTACATGCCGGATGATGAAGAACATCTTACAGGATGGATGAACACCGTTAATAAAAGGGTAGATGGCCGTCTGACTTATCAATACGGGAAATATGATTCAGCAAAGAAATATATTAAAAACCACCGTACCGCAATAGATATCGGCGCGCATATAGGGTTGTGGTCATTCTTTCTGGCCCGTGATTTTGAAACCCTTTGTGCTTTTGAGCCCTTCACGCCGCATCAAGAATGCTGGGAAAAGAACATGGAAGGCAAAATGAATGCCGGGCTTTACAAATATGCGCTGGGCGCAGATGAGGGGCAAGCCTCGCTGGAAACCCGCACAAAAGGATCATCCGGTGATACACAAATAGAGCCGGGAGTTTCAGGGAGTGTTCAAATGAGAACGCTGGATAGTTTCGGATTTCAAAATGTTGATTTTATCAAGATCGATTGTGAAGGGTACGAAGAATTCATATTACATGGCGCGCGCGAAACAATCTTAGAAAATAAACCCTGTATCATTGTAGAACAAAAAGGAAATATGTCAGGGCGCTATGGCTTACAGCCGCTTTCCGCCGTGTCATATCTGCAAAAGATGGGGGCCGTCCTACGGCTGGAAATATGCGGTGATTATATATTGTCATGGGAATAGGTGACGAAATTATGGCGCTGGGGCTGGCCGAAAGGCTTTACGAACAAACCGGGCGGCAAGTCTCAATTGTGAGCATGACAGAATCCCCGCGAGAGCATGAATTATGGCACGGCAACCCGGCATGGATACCGCGCGGCGGGAAACGCTTGATTGATGGCGGCGGTTCGCGCGGATATATCAAGCATTGGAAAGGGCGGCAAGCAATCTATGATCTGGACTATCGCGCCCGCGCAGGACGTATTTTTTTATCAGATGAAGAACGGGCGCGCTGTACGATAGATCCGCCTTACGCCATCATAGCCCCACTATTGAAAAAACAGGCTTCGCGCAATAAAGATTGGGGGCCTCGGAATTGGGAAGAGGTCATAGAGGATTTTTCCGTGCCCGTCTATCAGCTTTGCCCGGATGGACAAACCAAAGTGATTAAAGGGGCTATACGCTATAACACGCCAGATATAAGGCACGCCGCCGCTGTGATAGAGCGCGCGGCGCTGGTCATGACCGCGGAAGGTGGCACGCATCATATGGCCGCAGCGCTACGAGTCCCCGCCGTGGTGGTGTTTGGATCTTTTGTACCGCCGCAGGTGACGGGGTATGATTTTCATTACAACATTGCGGTTGAAACGGAACACGGTTATTGTGGAAGATGGGAAGATTGCGAAGAATGCCGCCAAGCCCTGAAAACGATAAAGCCTGAGCATGTCAGGGAAAAAGCCTTACTGATTTTGGAGTCTTACGATGGATATTAGTGCCTATATTGGATATGATCACCGTTTCCCGCTGGCCTATGCGGTGACGGTCAGATCCTTACTTTATCATTCAACATGGGCCTTTCCTATCACGCCTATATTATTGACGCATTTACAAGCCACCGGAGAATATGACCGCCCCATGCATCACCTCAATGGTCAGATGCATGATGAAATATCAGGCGCGCCGATGGCCACAGAATTTGCGATTTCCCGTTTTTTCATTCCATGGATGGCCGGGTATAAAGGATGGTCATTATTTTGTGATAGCGATTTTCTTTTTCTATCGGATGTCCGGGAATTATTGGATTTGATTGATGATAAATATGCCGTGATGTGTGTAAAACATGAGCATTGCCCGCAGGAAGCGGAAAAAATGGATGGCCAAATGCAAACGCTTTATAAGCGTAAAAACTGGTCTTCTTTGATGTTAATCAATAATGCACATCCTAAAAATAAGGTGCTGGCACCCAAACTATTAAACACCCTTCCGGGCCGGGATTTACACGCTTTCAGTTGGTTAGAAGATGAAGACATAGGAGAACTGGGCCCGGAATGGAATTGGCTGGAAGGCCATAGCCATGTGAGCATTGACCCCAAGGCCGTACATTATACGCGCGGCACCCCGGATTTAAAACAATATGAGAATGCACCCTTTGCGGAACAATGGCGCGCCGTTGCAAAAAGGGTTAATATGTGCCGGGAGAAATAGCCATGGATGCTGGAAAAAGAGATCAACCCGTTTTTTTTGAAGCGCCTACGGTGGTCAATACTGGCGGGGAAATTTCGACAACATGGGCCGATGGCGGCGGCAATTCCCCGGCGGAGCATGATTGGGCTAATGTTATTTCACAAAAAGGGAGCGAAGCTTTTGAGGCTGCAAGACAAAATGCGCTTGAAACGATTCGCTTAGAGGTCAATTACCGTAGCGATGTAAAAGTAACGTGGCGCGTGAAGTGGGTGGAGCAATATTATAATATTGTGCATGTAGACCGCAGCAAGCGGCTTGACGGTGAATTATGGCTTACCGCTGAATTGACGGGGGCAGAATGAGCATAAAAGTTTCTATTGAAACGGAAGGGCTTAAAGAGCTTAACAGGGCATTGAACAAATTGCCGGATAAAGTAGGGGGCCGCGTATTACAATCCGCTGTAACCTCGGCGATTCGAGAATCCCGTAAAGAGATTAAAGCCAATGCGCCCCGTGGTCAGGGTCTTTCTACATCATCAAAAAAACATAAGAGGCTGCGCCAAAATATTAAAGTAGGCAAGGCGCGCACAAAAAGGGGATTAAGGTCTGCTTATGTGTCAACGGGCAAAGCTTTCTGGGGATTCTTTTTAGAGCATGGCACGCGCTACATCTCCGCCAAGCCGTGGTTTGCCCCGGCTTTTGTAAGGTCAAGAGAAAAGATGATTACACAGCTAAGAATCAAGCTAGGCGCTGGCATTGATAAGGAGTTTAAAAAACTAAAATGAAATATGTAGAACCCGCATTATTTGAATTGCTGAAAACCCTTGTCGCAGGGGAAAAAGCCTATGCCATGCGCGCACCCCAAAATGAAACAGGGCCGTTTATAATCTTTCAAAGAACTGATTCCGATAGATGGCGCGCCATTAATGGCCCCGCGGGAATAGCGCAAGCCTCTATGCAGATTGATGCTTATGCGGAGACATATTACGAGGCAAAAGAATTGGGGGCATTGATTGAATCAACACTTGATGGCTTTTCGGGTACAGTGTATCATGGCACGGATAGCCCGCAAGAATTTGTTGAAATTGGCGGGATTACGTTGCAGGGTGATATTGATCTTTTTGATCAGACGGATGAGCCGTATTTATTTAGAAGCTCCGCAAGTTTTACAGTGACATATAACCAATGAGGATTTTAGAAAATGGCTGATGCAATCAAAACACAAGGATTTATGCTTGAAATTGGGCCAGATGGCGAATCGCCAGCCGGATTAACCGAGATCAAGGAAGTAACAAATTTTACACTCTTTGACGGACAAGCCGCAGAAATTGATACAACCAATTTACAAAGTGCAGCCAAAGAACGCTTGATGGGATTGCAAGATTTTGGAAGTGGCAGCTTTGATATTAACTTCCTTTCCGCAGATCCGGGGCAGGTTGAGGCGCGGGCGGCAAAAGCATCGTCTACGCGCAAGACATTCCTTGCAACATTTTCAGATGGCTATACAGCCGCATGGGACGGATTTGTAATTTCCGCACCGATTACGGGCGGCATTGACGCAAAGGTAGATCACAGTATAACGATTCTTGTAGACGGCGATGTAACATTTGCTTAATTAATATTTAACTAATTTGGGTAAGGGAAAAACATGGAAAATAAATATAGCGGGGAAACCTCCGTATCTATTGGCGAAAAAGAATACACAATTGTATTTGATTGGGCCGCACTTGCACGCATACAAGGTGAATTGGGCGGCGATACGCTGCAAGGCATGTTAAATGGCGCGCTTGATCCACAGGTGATTGCTACAGTTTTAGAAATTGGCCTTTCGCGCCACCACCCGGAAATTAAAAAAGATTATATTATAGACCTTTCTCCGCCTCTGGTTCCTATTGTCAAGGCCATTGAAACAGCAATTACTTATGCTTATTTTGGGCCTGATACACCGCAGGAACAAGAGGGCGGCAAAGGGCTAGACACTAAAAAAAAGAAGAAAAAGACCCTATAGAACGCGGCATAAAAACCGCCTATAAAATAAACATACCCTTAAAGCAATTCTGGACTATGACACCGTGGCAGGTGAAAATATGTCTAGAAACTCACAATGAAATAGAGGAAGATGATCATAACCATGATGTGTGGATTATGTGGCATCTGGCCGTATTGACTCGCTATAGTGGTAAAGATTTTCCTGATATCAAGAAATTTATGATAGGGCGGGATAAAAATGATGATGATGATATTAATGAAGGTGCTATAATAGCATGGTTAAAGACATATCAAGGGAGCTTGGAATATGCCCGCCGTAACAAGATTGACAGCATTTCTTAACGCGGATATTACCCAATTCGGAAAGGGTATGAAATCCGCCGGATTGCAACTCAATAAATTCGGGAAAACTGTTAAGCGTGCAACAGCCGCCGCCGGGGCAGCATTTCTTGCTATGGGAACCGCTCTTACAGTCTTGACCATAAGACAAGCCAAAGTCATTGATGAAACTGCAAAATTATCCGCAGCGCTGGGAGTCAATATAAAGGATTTTCAAGCGCTGGCACTTGTGGGCTCGGAAGCCGGCATATCACAAGATCAATTGGGTAATTCTATTACAAAATCACAGAGATCCATCATTGAAGCATCTAGAGGACTTGAAACCTATAAACGCTCTTTTGATACGCTGGGCCTTAGCACAAAGGAATTATTAAAATTATCGCCGGATAAACAATTTGAAGCCATTGCGGGAGCGCTGGAAGAAATTGAAAATCCCACATTGCGCACAGCAACGGCGCTTGAAATATTTGGGCGTTCGGGGCGACAAGTCAATAATATTCTAACAAATTTTAAGGAAAATCTTGATGAAGCAAGAGTTTTCAATGAAAAATTTAATATTGCTACATCAAATATTGATGCCTCAAAAATAGAGGAAGCAAACGACACATTTGCAAGGCTTGGTAAAGCTTTGGGGGGCATTGGAAACACAATAGCCATTGAGCTTGCCCCGGCGGTTACGGCTATAAGCAATGCCATGTTAGACGCAGGGTTTGATGCGGATGATTTTGGCAAAAGTGTAAAGAGATCCATAGAAGGCGTTGCGGGGGCCATGGATACGGTCAATACAGCAATTTTAGGCATTAAGGCCATTTTGCACGAAGTTGGATTATCCATAGATTTGTTTGTGTTGGATACGTCACATTCGTTTTTGACTCTGGCGGAAGCCATAAGAAAAACATTTATACCGCTACAACAAGCCGCCGGGCGTTCTGAGATTTTATTTTTCAATATTAATAAGAATGCACAAGCAAGCGCAGGGAGGAATCTGGATGCTTTGGCAAAACTGAAAGAGGAAGCCGGAGATTTTATTAGCATCCTAGAAAAACTTGAAAAGGCACAAGAGGGCGCAGAGAAAAGGGCAATCGCCCGCCTTGCGTCAGGACAATCCGGCGGCGGCGGCGGGGCAGGTGATGTGGAAGGCGGCACGACTAAGGTTGATAAAGGCAAACAAATTCTTGACGGCCTGAAAAAAGAAAATCAGCTTTTAGAGTTGCAAGTTAAGCTCCACGGTCAAAGAGGATCTGTCATTGCCCGCGCAACTAGAGAGCTTAAAATACAACAGCAATTACAAGCCGCCGGGATTCAACTCACTAAAAAACAACAGCAGGAAATTGATAAATATTTAACAAGCATAGAGCGTCAAACAGAATTACAAGGCCAGCAGGAAAAACAACAAAAGCGCTTAGAAGATGCGGAGCGTGATAGACAGCAAGGATTAAATCAACTCGGTTCTACATTTGAAAGCGCCTTTGAAAAAGCAATATCCGATGGAGAAAAATTAAGTGATGTTTTTAGAACCTTGCTTGATGATGTCATAAGGCTTTTGACTCGCCTTACTATAACTGAGCCTCTTTTTAATAGTATCAGAAATGCTTTTTCTCCGAGTGAAAGCGGAGGCAGCAGCTTTATAGGAGATTTGTTATCTGATTTCTTGCCTTCCTTTGCCACAGGCTCCGCGTCAGTGCCGCGCGACATGATTGCGAAGGTTCACAAAGGAGAAAGAATTGTAACGGCTTCACAGGCGCGCAATATGCCCGGCGGTGGAGTCAATTTAATTATAAATAATAATAACAATTCAAATGTTACTTCATCATCACGGCAAGGCCCGGACGGAAAAGAATTAAGCATTTTCATTGATCAGGCTGTAGCCGATAATATATCACGCGGCGGCACGCGGACGAATGATGCTATTAAGGCATTTAGCAATAGAACATTAATTAGGAGATAACCGACATGGCAACATGGCCAGCATCATTGCCAGCCCCGGCGCTGAGTACGCTAAGCGAGAGCCCGCCGGATAATTCCCTGCGCACGGCCATGGATAAAGGCCCGAAAAAGGTAAGGCGGCGTACCACGGCCAATGTAAGACCTATATCTTTTACCCTGCGCTTGACCCCGGCATTAGTGGAAATACTGGATGTTTTTTTTGAGGATACGCTGTTTTCAGGGGCGGATGAATTTGATTATGATCATCCCCGTACGGGCGTAAGTGGTACTGCACGCTTTTCTTCCCCGCCGGAATATTCAGAATTTGAAGGCGTAATCTATAATTGTTCAATCGCGCTGGAGATCATGCCGTGAGTAGGGCTTTATCAAATTCCGCCAAAGCCGCTATTTTCGCGCAGCAAACCAGTGAGGCATTCATTACGTTACTCACTATAAATCATGATTCTTTCGCGGAGCCCATACGCGTTTGTGATGTCCCACATGAGGTTTTGCCTATAGCCGGTGTCCGCGGTGTTGAGTCGCAGGGGGAGGAATTTATTTTTCTACCTTTTGCAATAGAAATGCCTATTCAAGATGATAGTGGGACAGCGCGCGCAAAGATATCAATCGACAATATAAGCCGGGAAATTGTTGCAGCCGTAAGGCAAGCGGATAGTGCGCTTTCAATTACCATTGAGGTTGTCTTGCAATCAGATCCAGATACGCCAGAAATAACGGTAAGTGATTTCAGGCTTGAACGTGTAAATTATGATGCCCTGACAATATCCGGCGATATATCCGTAGAATATTTTGATTTAGAGCCTTTTCCGTCCCGCCGATTCACACCCTCAGATTTTCCCGGTATTTTCTAATGTGGTGGAATAAGTACGTAGGAATCCCATTTGAAGAAAAAGGACGGGGGCCGTTCACCTTTGATTGCTGGGGATTGCTCAAAACTGTTTACAAAGATGATCACCCGGATTCAATAGAACTTCCCGGCTATGAAGAATATTATGAATCAACCAATGACCGGGATACGCTGGGGAAGGTTATATTTGAGCAAAGACAAGCCCGCTGGCGTGAGGTGAAAGAGCCACAGGAATTTGATGCGGTTCTATTAAGAATGCGCGGCGTGCCTATGCACGTAGGTATAGTCGCACGCAAAAGAAATATGCTACATTGTGCGTTAGGCGTGGGAACCTCCTACGAAAAATATGATTCTATGCGCTGGCGTAGTAAAATTATTGGATTTTTCAGATATGATTAAAGTTTGTGCATCGCCGCTACCATTCAGCAATAAGCAAATAAGCAAATCCGTGCCGGAAGGAATCACGGTTCAAGGCATTGTTGACACAATCGTGCCGGAAAAATATTTTGGAACCGATATCGGCGCAATAGTCATGATTAATGGCGAGTCCGTGCCGCGGGAATATTGGGATAGTGTGCGGCCAAAACAAGGCACGCTGATTAATGTGCGCGTTGTTCCTATGGGTGGCGGCGGTGGTGGCGGTGGTAAAAACCCCATTTCCTCCCTTTTATCAATCGCCGTTTTGGTTGCTGCGCCTTTCATCGCTGGGGCGATCTTAGGGCCGGGAATCATTGCCTCATCACAAATAGGCGCGCTTCTTATCGCCAAAGGATTGAACGCCGCCATCGGCCTTGTCGGAAAGCTTCTTATTTCTGCGCTGGCCCCGCCGCCAAGCCCCTCAAATTTAGGGTTTAGCGGCTCATCCGGCGGCGGGGCATCGGAGAGTCCTACGCAATTTATTGAAGGCGCGCGCAATAATCTTGTGCCGTTCGGCGTAATCCCCGTAAATCTGGGAACAAATAGAATGGTGCCGCCACAAGCGGCGCGGCCATTCACAGAAACAGAAAATGATGAACAATTTGCCCGCCAGCTTTTCACTTATGGCTATGCGCAGGAATTGGAAATATCAGATTTAAAAATCGGGGAATCTCTGATATCTGATTTTAGCGATTTTGAAATAGAGCATAAATTAAATGGTGATTTACACCAAGGCACGGATCTATATACCAATGATATTTTTCAGGATGATTACAGCAATTTGCTTGTTTCAAGCGCCGCTGGGTACATCACACGCACCACACAAATAAATGCCGATGAGGCCATAATAGATATCACCTTCCCGCAAGGGCTGGTCAGATTCACAGATAGCGGCGGGCGGGCATCCACCACCGTAGAATATGTTGTGGAATTCCGCGCAACGGGTACAAGTGACCCGTGGAGCGTTCACATTACGCGGGAAGTGACAGCCAGCCAGAAAGAAGCATTACGGCGCTCAGAGCGCATTATTTTTCCCTCTAGCGATCAATATGATATCCGCGTGAAACGAAACACAGCGGATGCAACATCGGATCAAGTTTTTGATAAATTATTTTTAACCTCTATCAAATCCCTGAGCTACCAGAACCCGGTGAATTTATCAGGGCTTTGCGGGTCGGCTATAAGGATAAAGGCTACGGATCAGCTTAACGGTGCATTAGAACAATTTAATGCAATCGTGACGACTATAATACCAGATTATGATTTAGATACGGATACATGGATAGAGCGCGGATCAAGCAACCCGGCCTCAATTTTACGCTATGTTTTGCAGGGCGCACCGAATGGAAAGGCGCTTGCCGATGGAAAAATAGATATCGAAGATTTAGAGGCATGGCACACACATTGCGTCAATGAGGGCTATAGCTATAACCGCGTGATTGATTTCGAAACATCTGTGGATGAAGTCTTGCGCGATGTAGCAAGCGCTGGGGCCGCATCCCCGGCGATTGTAGACGGCAAAAGAACGGTGGTTGTAGATCAGGTCAAAGAAGATATTGCACAGATTATCACGCCGCGTAATAGCTGGGGGTATTCAGGCGAAATTATCTATCCAGAAATCCCGCACGCCCTGCGCATTCAATTCAGAAATCAGGAAAAAGGCTATCTGCAAGATGAGCGCATCGTTTTCGATGATGGCTATGATGAAACCAATGCGACAAAATATGAAGTGCTGGAATGGCAATCTTGTGTATTCCCTGAACTTGCCTTTAAACATGGGCGCAGAACCATTGCCGGGGCCAAGCTGCGCCCCGAAAGCCATACATGGATGATGGACGTAGAAAATATAGTTGCGCTGCGCGGGAATAGAATTAAATTTGAACATGACGCGCCGCTGGTTGGCATTGGCGATGCGCGTATAAAAACGGTGGTTACGTCAGGGGATTCCCCCGATACCGTGACAGGAATTACGCTGGATGATACCGTAACAATCCCGGCGCTGGGAACATATTTTACCCGCATCCGCCTTTCAGACGGCACGCAGCTTTATAAAGAAATTTCTGTGAGCGCCGTAGGCCCGGCCACATCTTTTAATTTTGTTACACCCTTCCCGATTGTAGACACCCCGGAAATCGGGGATCTTTGTTATTTTGTAGAAGCCGGGGGCGAGTTGGATTTGATTTTAACCCGCATAGAGCCTCAAGAAGATTTAAAGGCCAGATGTACGGCCATAAATTATGCGCAGCCGGAAATAAATGATTCAGAAAATAGCGCTATCCCGGCCTTTGATAGCAAGGTGACATTGCCGCTGGAATTCATCCGGACCTTGCCTCCTATTCTTTTAGAGGCCCAGAGTGACGAAACCGTCATGCTATTTAATAGTGATGGCACATACACCTCGCGCGCTGTGTTTACGCTGGACAATAGAAATACCGATGATGTGGTACCGGAAGTTAAAATCAGAGTTTCAGGAACCGAAATTCGTACAGCCCCTAGCATTTTAGAATCTTCGCCGGGACGGGTTGTGATTACCGGGATGGAAGACGGCACGCGCTATGATATTTTTATCCGATATCGCCGGATGCGGCAAAACCAAACTTTTACATCTATGATTTCAAAGCCGCTGGAGATTAATAATTATCTTTTTGTCGGTGCGTCTTCAACGCCGCAGGATGTCACCGGGTTTAAAATCAACGTATCCGGCACCACGGCTTTGTTGAAATGGGATGCCAATACAGATATTGATTTATCGCATTATAAAGTAAAATTCGCCGGGCTATATTCCGGCGCGTCATGGGCCACGGCGCAAATATTAGAGGATATTGTTTTTGAAAACAGGCTGGCCGTGGCCTTTATAGGTGGCACATATTTGATTAAAGCCGTTGATATAGGCGGCTTTGAAAGCGATAACGCCACGGCCATCATAACATATAATCCCGGTGATATTGAAAACGCCGTAGCCAATGTTAACGAGCATCCCACATTTGCCGGAACGCTGGATAATGTGGTGGTGGTTGGCAATAAATTAGTTTTGCAGGATATAACGTCAATCGGTTATTATTACTTTGCAAATTCCGTGGATCTGACAGCCGTTTTTCCCGCCTTTGTTTCTGGAACCGTGCTTGCCAATGGCGTGTTTGTTAATGACATATTTGATATTGTAGATTTCTTTGATGAAGATGATATTTTTGGCGAAGGCGGAAATAATATTTTTGAAATTACAGATATTTTCCTAGAGGAAGATATTTTTGGAATCGGCGGCGCAGCATGGGATGTGGAAATAGAGTTTAGAACAACGCAGGAAGATCCTAATAATAGCCCTGTAACGTGGACAGACTGGCTTCCATTACAGGCGGGAACGCTGGAATTCTGGGGCATTCAATTCCGCCTTAGAATGCAATCGCTGGAACAAAATATTTCCCCGCAAGTATCCTTGCTATCGGCCACAGTTGATATGCCTGACAGAATAGAGCGCGGCGAGGATTTAACGGTTGAAATAGGTGGCGATAGCATTGTGTTTTCCCCGGAATTTAAGGAAATCCCGGCGGTGGTAATTACCATTCAGGACGGGGCCGCAGATGATAAAATTGAATTTTCGGCCAAAACCACTGGCGGATTTACATTTAAAGTATATAATGAAACACTAGCGGCCTATGTCGAAAGATCATATGATTATGTTGCATCGGGTTACGGGAGAAAAAATTAAATGAGTCAGTCTGGTTTCGGAGATTTAGAGAGTCCACTAAGCGGCACCGCCTTTATAAATACGCATCTTGAACCATGGCGCGATGCGCTGCACACGCTGCATAGCGGCACATCCCGCCCGTCTTATGCTGTGGCAGGAATGGTTTGGCTTGATAACACCACTACGCCATGGATTCTAAAAATGTTTGACGGCACGGCGGATGATATCACGCTGGGAACAATCGATGCCACGGCTTTAACCTTCACGCCCGCTGGCGTAGGAAGATGGGCCGGAAGCGCGGGCGGCACGGCCAATGCACAAACATTGACCCCCACGATACCGCTAAGCGCATACGCCGCCGGAGTGGCTCACGAATTTCTAGTTACGGCAACAAACACAACAGCTAATCCCACGATAGCCGTTTCCGGCTTGACCACCAAAACAATCAAATGCAGCGTTGGCGGGGCCAAGGTTAATCTACCAATTGGAGCCCTACAAAGCGGCATGATAGCCACAATCGTTTATGACGGCACGGATTATATGCTTCTGAATATCAGGGCCTATAACGCAAGTACTGCCATAGCTACAGCCGGGACGCTGAATCTTGATAATGCCAATGGCGATTATGTGAGCCTTACAGGAACTACGAGCGTGACGGCAATTACACTGGCTCACGGCGTTGAAAAAACATGCGTGGCCGCAGCGGCGTTTACATTAACGGATTCATCCGGGGATTCCCCGCCGGGGATTATATTGCCGGGCGGTGCAAACATCACCACGGCGGCGGGGGATTCTTTTGTTGTGCGCGGGGAGTCCGGTGGAACTGTTAGACTCGTTAGTTATCAAAGAGCAAGCGGCCAGCCCTTAATAGGGGGAAAGATATTGCAAGTTATATCCACGGAAAAGACAGATACTTTTAGCAATTCTACATCCTCATTTGTTGAGGTTACTGGCTTAACCGTGTCTATAACGCCATCAAGCACGGCAAGCAAGATTGCTATTTTCGCAGGGCTTGTGGTTGGTCATAATATATCTATTGATACTGGCGTTTTTCTTAGGCTAACAAGGGATTCAACACCGATAGCGCTGGGGGATTCTGGGGGATCTAGGACTCCAGTTACCGCCGCATCAAGTACCACATCATCTAATTACACACAGGCACCAAATATTATAGAGATAGATAGCCCTGCCACTATAAGCGAGGTTACGTATGGCATAGAAATTGTTGGCTCTAGCGGCGGGGATGCTTATATAAATAGAGGCCATAATGATGCTGATTCTGCGGCAATCCCTAGAGGACGAAGTATAATTGTGGCTGTGGAAATTGCTGGATAAAAATATCTTTCCGACCCGTTAAAAGAGGATGATTATGCCACAAGGGCTCGAAAACATGGAAGACAAAGACATTTTACG